GTGTCAGGTGCGCCGTGGGGTGCGCCGAGTTCGGTGAAGATTGTTTATGATCCATAACTGATTTTTAATGAGAAAAGCGGACGGGCTATGCGCTCGTCCGCTTTTTTCTTTGCAAAAATTTTTGAAAAAAAGTGAGGAAACTGTTGACAAACTACACCTACGGGTGTATAATAAGAACATAGAAAAGAACAAAACACAACGACAAAAAATTGGAGGTAACAAAAATGAAAGAGTTCAACATGTACGAAATGACAGGCGCAACCGCAGAAGACATCAAGGTTATCAACGAATACCTTGACAGAGACATTGAACTGACAGTAGACGAATACAATCGCGTATTCACCGAATCCGGCATCTACATTGCCGACTGCATCGAGACCGAGGAAGGCAACGGAATCGGCTGCTAACAAGTCAAAGAAGACCCGGGGTGCTGTGATTCAGCCCCCGGGCTGAAAATGGAAGGAAGGGGAACAACGATGACGGAAATAGCTACTAATTCATTGAAGGCACTGCGCGAGGCGCGTGGCCTCTCTCAATCGCAGCTCGCGGAGCTTTCTGGTGTATCCGTTCGCATGATTCAAAAGTACGAGCAGGGCGAGCGCGACATCTGGAAAGCACAGGCAATAACGGCTTATGCTTTAGCCGTCGCGCTGGGTGTAACCGTTGAAGAAATCATACAAAGAGAGAGCGCAGAGGGATGATAAAATGGAATTACAACTGCAAGAAGAAAAGCGCATACAGGCGAAGTACCCCGGGCTGCTGGACGCGCTGAGAGTAGCTGATCCGATCAGCCTTGCCGACGCAGTTGACGTTATGCTGCGAAACGGCGTCAGCCCGGCGACGATCACCGAGGAAGCCGCGGCAATCTACTGCTGCGCGGCGTGGCGGAAAAACAGGGTGATCTATCACTTTAACAATGCTTTAGCTACTGAACTGCTAGAGCAAACAAATAGAATCAGCGATGACGAGCAACTGCCGTGCGAACTGCTGCGAAATCTTCCGTTCGATTGCATCGCAGTGGAGTTCCCACCATTCCGTTCCACCATGAAGGGCGAGGACGAGCAGGGGGGCGATTTCGTGCTTGGCTTCACGGGGCGCGGTTACATATTCTATGAGCCGCCGTCCAATTCAATGTGGAAAAGCGGGTTTTGTTGCCTTTGGGAAGCGCCGAACGGGGATATGTATAACTTCTACGCCCCGGTCGGCGACTGCAAAACGATTCAGGAAACCATCGCGGCAATACAAAAAGAGATGTCTCCGGCCGGGCAGGAAATGAGCGAGATGGATGCGCGGGCACAGGTGCTCCCGGTGCTGGCGGCAATGCAAATCGTATTGTACCTGCAAGCGCAGAACGCGGACATTCAGAAGCCGCCGCAGACGAAGAAAAAGAAGAAAGGGAAGAAGAAGAAGGCTGCGCCCCGCACGCAAACAGCACCGCCCGAAATCGTCCGCATCGGCTATCGCGTCGGCCGGGCGCTGCGGGAATACCGGCAGTCAGAACGTGCGCCGACCAGCACGGGAAAATCAAAGCGGCCGCATAGCCGCCGCGGGCACTGGCACAGTTTTTGGACAGGCCCGAAAAGCAAACCGGAATCGCGCAAGCTGATTGTTCGGTGGGTTGCGCCGATGATGATTCACCGCGACGGCGAGAACAAAACAACGACGATCTATGAAGTGACAAGGAATGGGTGACAGAAATGAAAACAAGAACAATAATAGAACAGCCGCTGATGACGCTGTGGTACAGCGATTATAATACAGCACCGATCAGCCGTAAAGTTTTCCCGCGAGACTTAGCCGCCGCGGCAGTCGGGACGGTGTTTGAACCGGACGCCGACACCGCGTGCGGGCGGGCGCGGGACGCAGAATCTCTGACAGTCGTGTACCGCGACCAGCACGGCGTGGCTTGCCTGCATCGCAGGTGGGGGACGGAAGACACCCCCGCCGCAGAGCCGTGGGCGGCAGACCCGGAGTTGATCTGGTTTGAAATCAATACATAAAATAAAAAGGGCGCTGACCGGATAGGTCAACGCCCGATTTCTTTTGTTAGCGCGAATATGTTTCTGACGATTATCAGGTGTTCGACACTTCGCGCAATGGTGGAACACGATGCGGAAAAATCGAACTTTTCACTATCAATTTCCGACAGCGTGATTGTGCGGCTATCATCCGCGGTATAGTTGTACGTGATTGTGATTTTATCGTCATACACGAAAATTGCATTGATAAATGTATTGATTAGTTGCTTTTGCGCGTCCGGGCTTTCTATATCAAGATCGCGAAATCTTTCTAAAAAGAATAGGATATGATCCCGCGTCAGCTGCAACCCTTCGCGCAACTTGCTTCTTTCCAGTGCCGCTTGTATCTGTTTCTTTTGTTCTTCCAATTCTTCCATGCGGTTGCGGGTGGTGTCGTTGAAAATACCTGCTTCAATCGCGCGCATAATGTTCGCAAGCGATTTTTCAACATCACGCAAATTAGCTTGAAGCGCATCGGTGTACGCGCTTTCGCTGTTTTCTTTTTTGTAATATTCATACGTCGCATCGGCGATGAATTCAAGCAGTTCCTGATCGTGAAGCAGTTCGCGGGTGCATTGCAAAACAATAGATTCAATCATATCCTTTTGCACATTCTTTTTGTTGCACAGTTTTTTCTTTTTCCTTCCGCGCGTGCTTCCACACGCATAATAATAATACTTTTGCTTCGTTTTGCTTGTTCCGCACACACCAACCATTGTGCTGCCGCAATGGCCGCAAAACAGTTTACCTGTAAGGATATAATCAGCGCGTTCGCGGCGCGGACCCGGGGACCCTTTGTTTTTCTTCAACATCAGTTGTGCCTTCGCGAATGTTTCTTTATCAATTATCGCCGGCATTCCCCCTTCGATTCTGATGTCCTTGTAAATATACACGCCGGTGTACTTTTCGTTCCGCAGAACGGTCCGCAGGCTGTTGTCTGAAAACAATGTTCCTTTTTTTGTGCGAAGCCCGCGCGCGTTAAGTGTGCGAATGATTTCAGATTGACTTTCGCCTGCCGTATATCGCTGATAGATTTCCCGCACGATCGCGGCGTCTGCCGGATCGATTTCAAAGCGTTTATCCGCCCCGACGCGATAGCCCAACGGATAACTGCCGCCGATGCTTTGACATTTCGCCGCGCTTGCCTGCTGCCCACGGCGGATATTCTGCGACAGCTGCAATGAATAATATTCCGCCATGCCTTCCAGCACGGACTCCAGAATCACACCTTCCGGGCTGTCCGGTATGCTTTCTGCTACATATACGATTTTTACGCCGTTCTTCTTTGCCCTATATTTGTTGAACGCGATTTCTTCTTTATTGCGCCCCATCCGGTCAATTTTCCACAGAATTAACACGTCCGGCTTTAGCCTTTCCATTTCTTTGTACATCAGCTGAAATTGTTCGCGGTCATCATTCGTTCCCGTCATCGCACGGTCGGCATATTCTTTTATAATTGTGTAATTGTTCGTCTTCGCCCACCGCTGGGCTTCAGCGGCTTGCCCTTCAATGCTTTGTTCGCCCTGACGGTGTGATGAATAGCGATAATACGCAATCGCCTTTTTCATGTCTTCCATAATTCACCTTTACTTTTCAAACAATGTATAGTAAAATAGAGGGGCAGAAATACTCGGAGAAAGTTATATCTGCCCCGCCCTCTTGGTGCGCCAACACCAGGGCGGGATTCTTTTTATAGTTTATTCAGAAAGTTTGAATGATTTTTCCAGCTTTTCATCGCTGAATGAAATCGTTTCAGATACTTCCACTTCCACATCCGATTTGCTAGTTAAGACATAATAATCTTCACAAGTAATCGTTGCGCCCTTCTTGATTTCCTTCAAGCTGTTGTTTGCTTCATCGGACATCTTGTCCATCATAGCAACTTCCAGCTGTACACCATCTTGAAACGCCTGCGGGTTGACGGCGACACCGAACATCTGATTATCTTCGCTGCCGTTTGTAAATTCATACTTGATGCCGATGACGTCGTTTCCTTCGTAATCTTTCAGCCCGGTTTCCGCGTCTAAGATTTTTACGTGATAATCGCCGAGATCGCCTTCGGTTTTCGCCGCATCGTCCTTTTTCGCAGTGTCAGCCTGCTGTGCTGTTGCCGTTGCCGCGCTTCCTGCGCCCTGCGCAGGGGATGCCGCTCCCGTCGTTGCCTCTCCGCCGCAAGCCGTTAACATAGCCGCCAACAACGCCGTAATTGCCGCAGTCAAAATCCGTTTTTTCATTTGCTTCATCCTCCAATTTAATGGTATAATATACATGCATCGTGGGCTTGCACCTGATGCCGCCCCTGTCGGTATCCCCGTACTGGCGGGGGCTTTTTCTATTTTACCTATACAATTCCAGAAACGATAATATTTTTGCAATGCATTCTTTCAGCAATGCGCGTATAATCACGCCGAGGTGATTACAATGCAAAAATATTCAGATTACACACACGCACGCGACACCGCATGGAAGCTGCTGATCGGCTGCGAAATAGCGGAACTGCCAGTTCCGGTTTCAGAAATCTGCCGGAAACGCGGCTGGACACTTGCAAGCTATCATGCCGCACGGCGGGCAATCGCGCAGATGGGGCTGGCCGATCTGACGAAACACACGGACGGCTTTTGCGTGCATCAGCGCGGCGAATACTTTATATTCTATGATAGAACTACTTCGCGCGGCCGTCAGCGATTCACAGTCGCGCACGAGATCGGGCATATCATGCTAGGCCACATCGGTGCCGGGCAGTACAGCCGCATCAACCGCGAGCCGACGCCGGAAGATTCCGCGGAAGAAACGCAAGCGAATCAATTTGCCGCACGCATCCTTGCGCCTGCGTGGGTGCTGCACAGTATCGGTGCGGTCACACCGGATCAGATCGCGCGCGTATGCGATATATCCCAATCCGCCGCAACATTCCGCGCGGAGAGAATGCGCGAACTGGAACGCCGCGGACGCTACCTGTCGCACCCATTGGAACGGCAGGTAGCGCAGCAGTTTGCATCATATGTCCGTGGTTTCCGGATCGATTGAATTTTTGAAGTCAATCGCGTCAACCTCTTGCTCGCGTCGGTCTCCTGCGCGGGCGGCGACTTCCAAGCGGCTTTCGTTCTCGCGCTGACATCGTTCGGCTTCAATATCTAACACGGCGTCAACCGCTCTTTTACCGTACCCGTCAAGGGTGCGGTATTTTTTTATGTGTTCCTGTTCTTCAAGCGATAAAAAAGATTTGTTTTTCACCATATCTTGAAACAGGAAGTTCGCATCGATGTTCAGCGCATCGAACAACGCATACAGGATAGGCTCCTTCGGGTGGCTAACTTCATTTTCATAGTTGGCGATTGCTGCACCGGTTACCCCGATCATCTCGCCCAGCTCTTTCTGTTTCAGCCCTGCGGCTTCCCGTGCTTCCCGTATCCGCTTGCCAATGCCCATTCGTCACACCTCCTTTCTTTATATATATGTTACCACAGAAGTACCGGAAAATCAAGAAAAAAATAAAAGAATCTTGAATAAAAAGTATTGACAATTCAAGAAATATGTACTATTATATAGACAGTTACAAGAAACTTGAACTTGAAGAGAGGTGAACACAATGAAATCTGGAATTACAAACAATGCAAGGCGCATTATCGCCGAAAAAGGGCTGAAGCAGTGTGCAGTTGCCAAAATGGCAGGATACACGCCGCAGGAGTTCAGCGATATGCTGTGCGGCAGGCGCGTGATTCGCCCCGATGACATCGCCGCAATCTGCAACGCGCTGGACATCATGCCGAACGATCTGTTTGGCTGCGGCAAGCGCAAGCAGTAACGGGGATAGAGGAGGTAGCGGAGCATGATTACAGTTCCCCGCGTTCAGACGGACAAAATCCCGCGCATTGAACGCACGCTGCTGTGCAGCACGGTGCTGCGCGAGGTTGAAAAATTCTACAAAAACCCTGCGAACGTAAAAGCGTTTGAAAAGTGGAAACGGGAACAGCTGGATAACAAATTTGATAATTTATAAGGAGGAGTATGAGTGAAAAAGCCGACGGTCAAGAAGGTCAGGCAGTGGAGCATGACGGACATCGTGGCTATGTGCATCAGGCACAATTTCTACACGAACGGCGACATCTATGCATATTTTGAGATGTTGGGCTACGTGGATGAACACGAGCCGTCGCCGGAAGCGATCTACATTGTAGCGGAGAACATCATGGAATACACAGATCCGGACTTGGATCAGAGCATCCCGCACATCATGTACATCATTGAACGCGAAGCCGTCCGGACAACGCTTGAGATCGAATAAAGTGGTTAAAGGAGGAAGGCAAATGCTGACATTTTTCGCCGCGCTGGTGGACGCAGATCAGGTTATTGCCATCCTGATGGATGGATGCGCACTTGAAGAAGGAGGAGCATGAGATGAAAAGCAAATGGCGAGTATCACACACCTGCGCGGGCGGCGTGAAGATCACAGAGGTCTATCGGCTGAAGGATACGACACAGCCGGATCATTCCGGGAACCGGGAAGTCCGGCCGGAGTCGTTCGAATCCGATGAAGAAGCCCGCGACTTCGCGAAGCATCTGAATGAAAGTGAGATGTAATGATGATCGTATTGGCAAACATTCTCGCCGCGCTGGGCTGGACAGCCCTTGGCTGCGCGTGCGGTGTGATGATTACGGCGCTGCTGATTGCGGCAGCGCAGGCAGACGATGGAGGTGAGGAGTAATGTTAGCAGGAATGGTTATCGGAATTGCCGCGTACATCGCGGTGGGCTACCTGATCGGATGGGTTGAAGCGTTCTTTGAAAGCCGCCGGCCCACCCCGACGCTGGACGAGCTGAACGGCATTAACCGCGAGCTGTACGCTGCGGATCGTGCCCAGCTGGCCGAAAATCTGCGGCAGATCAGCAGATGAAGGAGGATCAATGAAACGGGATACATACTATCACGGGGTACCCGGCAAGAAGTTCGGTGTCTACAACACCGTGGCCAAGAAGTTTCAGTTCGGCATTGCCGAAGACACCCCTATGCTGGCGACTGCCCGGCTGTACCAGAAAATCGGCGACGACGCCAGGAAGTGGCGCTTTGAGCCCCGTATGCTGCCGGAAAAGCAGGATGCCCGTCGGTAAACCTTAAGTAGAATTGTTATTAACAGGAGGAAAAGAAAATGGTAGAGATGATTGACCGTGAATCGCTGCGTTTGAACACGCGGGCACTTATTCGGCAGTTGCGAGAAGCAGCATCCCGCGCGAACAACAAATCATATGAAGAAGCCGCGAGGAACGCGGCGGCGCACATGGAAAATCTGCTGATGCTGTACACCGATGCGCTTGAACAGGCTGACAAGCAGGCTGAAAAAATCGCTGACATGGCTGAACGCATTCAGGGATGGAAAAGCCTTGTTGAATCCATCAACGAACGCCTTGGGCCTATGGCACGCCGCACGGCGGATGAAACGGCAGACGCAAAGCAGAATGAAGAGCCTTCGGCGGGAGCGAAGAAGAAGCGCAGGCCTTACGACTATCGCGGCAAGCTGGAGACGTTCCTTACCACAGGCGAAGAATCTGCGCGAATTACTACAGTCTGCGTTGATCGCACAGGAAAGTATGCCCCGGGAAAGCGTTCTATGCGATACCCTTCTTTTTACGCAATGCGCAATAACGCACGAAAAAGGAATGCCCCCGTATCTGTCCTGTGGGACGAAGAAACTTGCGAGATTGTGCTTGTTCGGAAGCGCGAGGGCGGGAAATGAATAAGCCGGTGTGCAATGGAGATTGTTTCCACTGCGTGCATCCTGATTGCATCGTGGACGGTCATATTACAAAAGAAGAAATCGCGGCATCGAAAGAGTTAGACCGCGAAGCGAAGTGGCAAGACAAATATAACCGCGAACGGCATCGCGCAGAGCATTTGAAGGCGCACCGCGAGGAATACAATGCGTACCAGAATGCATACCAGCGAGAATTGCGAGAAGCGCACCGCGAGGAATACAATGCGTACCATCGAGCATACCGCGCCGCGCACCGTGAGGAGATCAATGCGCGCCGGAGAGCATACCGCGCCGCGCACCGTGAGGAGATCAATGCGTACCAGCGAGAATGGTATCGCAAGAAGAAGAAGGAGGCTGCAAATGCGCTGTAAATCTACCATGCGCCGCGCGGAATTTGAATTTCAGTGCCGCCGCGATTATGCGAAAGCGGACGGCATGGGCAAGCGGCGTCAGAACGATCATATTATGATTGAACGCCTTGTGCGCGGCGGTGTGAATCGCAGGATTGCGGAACGCTATGTCGTGTTCTGCCGCAAAAAGGTAAAGGAGATTTCATGATCTACGGACGTGCTGACCCGCAGGACATCCCCGCCGTGACGGCTTGCCGCTGTTGCGGACAGGAAATCTACGCAGGCGAAACGGTATACGTACCGAACGAAGTCAGTGGTTTTGTCTGTGAAGACTGTGCGCGGGATTGGTTGTGGGGATACTATTCAGAAAAGCTAGGGAAATGGGCGGTGATGAAGAATGCCGCGAAATGATAAAAGCGTTACTTTCTACACGCTTGCGGAAATCAGATACGAATTTGGTTTTCCGAACGACTATGTAAACTGCTTTAACTGCCCATTTTGCTATAACGATTCAGTCGGGCGGGATCGGTGTTCCATCACCGCGGAAATCCTGCCGTTCGCGCACACAGAGCGCGGGACGAAATGCCCCGCCGTAATCAAATGAATCAAATTCGGAGGTGAAATAAATAATGGGTGTTCCGGTGCTGATCTACGGCAAGTCAGGCGCGGGAAAGTCGCGCAGTTTGAAAAACTTTGCCGAAGATGAAATCTTTTTGGTGAATGTGGAGGCGAAGCCGCTTCCGTTCCGTTCAAAATTCAAGTATGAATTTCAGACGGACAAGATCAATACGATCATTGACCAGCTCCAGAAAATGCCGTGCAAGGTCGCGGTCATCGACGACGCAGGTTATCTGATGACGCATTTTTTTATGCGGCATCATCGCAACAAATCCAGCAATGCATCATTCGAAATGTACGATAATATCGCAGATATGATGTATCTGCTGATAACTAGCATCAAAGCACTGCCGCCAGACGTGATTGTTTATATCATAATGCACGAAGACAAGAACGACGCGGGCGAAGCGAAGTTGCTGACGATCGGCAGACTGCTTGATAATAAAGTGAATCTGCCCGGCATGGTAACTATCTGCCTGCGGTGTTTGTCAGAGAACGGAAAGCACTTTTTCCGCACGGCGACGGACGGATCAGACATTACAAAAGCCCCGGAGGAAATGTTCTCCGAGACGGAAATTGAAAACGACCTTAAAGCCGTTGATACGGCGATTAGGGAATATTGGAATTTAGCAGGAGGAAACACATTATGAAGGCATACACAGGATTCAAGGCACAGAAGGCGCAGAGCGGTTTTCCGCAGCTTCCGGCGGGCGGCTATGTTTGCAAGATCGTCAGCGCGCGCGAGGATAGCGGTAAGTTCGGCAATCAGTTGGTGATTGCTTACGATGTAGCGGAAGGCGAACACAAAGATTTCTGGAAGTCCGCGTTTGACGCGGACACCCGCAGCGACCGGAAGTGGAGCGGCGTTTATTACATTAGTGTTCCGGAGGACGGCGGCGAGGAATGGCAGCGCAGGCCGTTTGAAAACTTCATCTATTCGGTTGAAGCATCCAATTCCGGATATCACTGGGACTGGAACGAAGCCGGGCTGAAAGGTAAAGCCGTTGGAATCATTATCGGCGAGAAAGAAAAACTTTCCGCAGACGGCACACAGGTGTTTGTCAACACTATCGCCCGCGGTTCCGCATCAGTCGAAGACATCCGCAATGGTGATTTCAAAATTCCAAAGCTGAAAAAGCTGAAGAAGCAGGAGAACAGCATCCCGGCGGGATTCACAGAAGTAACTGACGAAAATGATCTGCCGTTCTGATTTTTCGCCCGCGGACATCACGGCGGAATTGAAAACGCTGACTTTGCTTTGCGACACGCGGGAGCAGGACACGGCATCGCTGCGGCGCAGGCTGGAGGGCGTCGGCCTTCCAGTCCGCCGCGAAAAACTTGACTTCGGGGATTATTCCGCGCGAACGGAAAACTTTGATTTTTCAAAAGCGTTTTCAATCGAACGTAAAATGTCGCTTGACGAAATCGCGCAGAATCTGACGCGCGGGCGGAAGCGGTTCGCGCGTGAGTTTGAACGTGCAAAAGCCGTGAACGCGCGGATGTACATCTTGATCGAAAATGCTGTGTGGGAAGATGTTTACAAGCGCAATTATCGCACGCTTGTGTATCCGAAAGCGTTAGCTGCGTCCTTGTTCACGTGGCAGGCGCGGTATGATGCAAAGATCATCTTTTGCAGATCAATCACTACGCCGCTAATCATCCGCGAAATTTTGCATCGTGAAGCGCGGCGGGCACTGGAACAAATTGCAAAGGCAGGTGATGCGGATGGCGCGGAAGCCCCCACGCGGGAAGCCGGAACTTGATGACGGGTACACGAAGATTGCGAACGAACTTCTTGAACAGTTCGTGAAACTGAATTTATCATCAACGCAATGGAAAATCTTGATGCTGATCGTCCGCGAAACGTATGGATATCACAGAACGGCTAAAGCATTAGCAATATCCTACATAGCTAAAGCAATCGGTGCATCCGAGTTCCGGACGGGCAAAGCTGTGAAAGATTTAATCCGCAAGAAAATCCTTATCGAATACAGCGCGCCAACGCCGCGGGCATCGAGGGAACTCGGCTTGAACAAGTATTATCTCGACTGGGTAAGACCCCACGCAACCGTTACCTCAGACCCCACGCAGACGAGACCCCACGCAACCGTTACCTCAGACCCCACGGATGCGTTAGGCTTAGACCCCACGCAACCGTTACCCAATCAAAGAAAGAATAAAGATACTTCTAAAGAAAAAGCGCTTGCAGCGAAATACCGCAGAATTGAAGCTAATTTCACGGAAACAGAACGGCGGATGTTCGGCGACTAAGAGAGGAAGAAAAGGCAAATGGGATTTTACGAATTTAACGCAGGCGACGCGCGAATGTTCGCACAGCGCATCGGCGAGAACACGAAGGAGCGCGGCAATCAACTGCTGTTCCAGTCGTGCCCGTACTGCCACGGTGGAAAAAACCGGGACAAGTGGACATTCGCGATTTCACTTGCGGACGGCGGCTTCAACTGCCAGCGAGCTAGTTGCGGCGTCCGCGGCGGAATGCTGAAGTTATCAGAAGATTTTGGCTTTTCGCTCGGGCGTGACAATGACGCATATTACAAACGCGGCCGGCGGTTTCGTGATCTTAGCAAGCGACCGAAGCCGGAAACGAAAGAACCGGCGGTGGAATACATGCAGACGCGCGGCATCAGCGCAGAGATCACGCGCAAGTACAACCTGACTTGCCAGAAGGAAAATGACAGCGTGTTGGTGTTTCCGTTCTTCGACTCTGACGGCAAAATGCAGTTTGTTAAATATCGCAACACAAAGCACGTTGCGGGGCACGGATCAAAGGAATGGTGCGAAGCGGATTGCAAGCCGATTCTGTTCGGCATGAATCATTGTGATATTTCAGACAGCACGCTGGTTCTGACGGAAGGGCAGATCGATTCGCTGACGTTGAACGAATGCGGCTATCCGAACGCCGTGTCCGTGCCGACGGGAAAGCACGGCTTCACGTGGTATCCGTACTGCTACGATTGGCTGCGGCAGTTTGAAACGCTGATTGTGTTCGGCGACTGCGAAAACGGCGAAATCACGCTGCTGGAAGAAATGCAACAGCGCTTTGACGGCACAGTGAAACATGTCCGCGTCGAGGATTACCGCGACTGCAAAGATGCAAACGAATTATTCCGCAAGTACGGCGCAGACGCAATCCGGGACGCGATTGAATCCGCCGTCATGGTAGAAAATCCGAAAATCGTTGATCTGTTCGATATCAAACGGCAAAGCATTGACGGACTGGAACGCTTCGGGACAGGATTCGCCGCGCTGGACGAAATTTTAGGCGGATTCTACCTCGGACAGTTTATCCTGCTGACCGGCGAACGCGGGCAGGGCAAATCGACGCTAGGATCACAGATCGCGACGCACGCGGCAAAAGCCGGGTTCCCGGTGTTCATTTATTCCGGGGAGCTGAACGACTGGATGGTCCAGGATTGGATTGTACGGCAGATCGCAGGTCCTGCGCACATTATCGGGAACAACGCCGAAAACGGCTTTACTACATACAGTGTCCCGGATTCGGTATATCAGAAAATTGCAAATCGGTACGACGGCCTGCTGTACAGCTATGACAACGGCATTTCCACAGGCGCAAGCGAAATCGAAGCGCCCGAGCCGCTGCTGAAGACAATCGAAACCGCTATTAAACAATACGGATGCAGGGTGATTCTGATTGACAATTTAATGACGGCTATCACGGATGACTTGGCAAGCGACATTTACCGTCTGCAATCCGAATTTGCAAAATCGCTGGCGCTGATGGCGAAGCGATTCGACGTGCTGATTATGCTAGTAGCACACCCGCGCAAAAGCAACAGCAAAGCCGGCTTCACGAATGATGATGTCGCCGGCTCTGGAAATCTGACGAACTTAGTCGACGCAGTGTTGAAATATTCACGCAGTGACGATGACGCGTGTGACAGCTATTTAACCGTTACAAAAAATCGACTGACGGGACGGCTGACACGGAAAGAAGGTATCCCGCTGTGGTTCGACGAAGCATCAAAAAGAATCGCCGAGACGGAAGACGGCTACGACTGGCGCGGCGGATGGGAAGACACGCCCGCGGAGATAGCGGACGTACCGGATGACGAATTTCCATTTTGACTGGGGGTGTGAAAAATGGATTATGACGGCATTCAGCGCGCAGTAGCGCACAGCAAAGAAGTGCCGCGCAAGGCGAACGCGCTGGAACAGATGCACATCTTCGCGCTGCGTGGGCTGCTAGAATACTTCAAGCGCGGCGAATGCAGCAAGGAAGATGCGTCGCGGATGAAAGCCACGCTGCGCGACGCGTTCGAGAAAGAACAGCGCAGGAATGCGAACGCGGCAGCGGTATCAGCACTTCAAGATAAAATCCGCCTTGCTGTTCTGTTGAACGCAAATCCGTATGTGCTGTTCGTGCAAGCATGTAAGTGCATTTCACTGCTAGTGAACGATAACGGCTTTTTCTTTGAGCAGGTGCAAGACGATTGTCGTGGAATCGCGGAATGCAAGTTTGAAGAACTGCCGGAAGACGAAGAAACGCGGCTTCGGGGAAACATCGTTCGATTGCAGCGGAAAATGCACGGCAACGATGACGCAGACAGCATTCATCGCTTGTCGCGCGCAATCGAAGCGATGCAGGCGCGACTTGAATTTTTACAGGAAGGGGAAGACAAAAAATGAAATTGATTGAATACCCGTGCGACAACTGCACGCGGCGCAAGAACACTGCAAAGACATCATGCATGTGCGATGACTGGATGGCATGGTTCCGGGAGCACTGGCGCTGCATCCGCATGTCCGGTGCGATGTTGGCAGGACAGATTGACACGGCACGGCAGGCGCGGGAAGACAGCGGCTGGAGGCGCGAGCATGATTAAAATTGAAAGCACAGTTGTGTACGGCTGGGACGCGGCGATTCGCGGCATGCGGAACCCGATGAACAGTTGGGCAAAGGCAGATAGCAGGAAAATCGCCGGATGCGTCATTGTCGGGCCGAACGATTTGGCGCTGATGACAAAACTTGTTGCATCCGGGACCGATCACGCGAAGTTCATGCGGATGATTACGGTAACGTGCGATATCACGGCACCGCTGTACTGGTGGAAGGAATTTGAAACGTACAAGGTGGGTACAGTTTCGAACAGTTGCAGTACTATGCACAAGATTCACGCGAAGAAATTCGAGAAGTGGGACTTTTCCCACGAACATTTGATGGAGTGGGATTCTGGCGACGGAACAACGTTCAAAGAAAACTTCGATGGGGGCAAATATATTTGTACGGCAGAAAGCGTTCTTGAACATGTCATTAACGCTTTAAATTTTTATCGCGGACGGTATCTGAAAACAAAAGACAAACGCTTTTGGTATCAGATGATTCAGCTTCTTCCATCATCGTACAATCAGCGACGCACACTTCAGCTAAATTACGCGGTACTTCGCAACATGTATCATGCGCGGAAAAATCACAAGCTGGACGAATGGCGGCAGTTCTGCGTGTGGGCTGAACGGCTTCCGCATTCGGAATTGATTGCAGGAAAGCGGGGGGCGAACGATGATGAATAACTATCAGATGATGTGCGCCGGAATGGATGATTTAATAAGCAGACAGGCGGCGATTGATGCGCTTGATGAGGTAAGACATGCGTTATGGGAGATAGATATTCCATCACCCACGGTGCCAGAATACGTTGAACACCACGAACAGGTGCAATCCGTGTGGAAATTACTTGATAAAAAGCAAAAAGAACTTTATGTTCTGCCATCTGCTCAGCCAGAAATTATCAGATGCAAGAACTGCAAATGGTGCGAGGATGCTGACGGGTTGATGTGTAAGAATCCCACATCATGGGTTGTTGCCACAGATTGTGATTTTGGATGCGTGCTTGCGGAAAGGAGAACAGATGGATGATTTAATCAGCAGACAGGCGGCAATTGAGGCGTTTTATGGCGAGATAAGCGTAACAGGAAGAGCAAATGCCGAAGCCGTGCGTGGTTATGTAAATCTTGTGCGCGATAGAATTAAGAGGTTGCCCGCCATTCAGCCCGAAGAAAGGAGGATCGAAACGGAAAAGAGTAAAAGTAAAGGTGAGGAGGAATTTACATGAGTGAAACTGTGCGCGGATATAAAGTTTTCAATCCTGATTGGACTTGCAGGGGATTCCGGTATGAAGTTGGAAAAACTTTTTCTGATCTCAAGAAACCAAAAATCTGCAAATGTGGTTTCCACTTCTGCAAAAAACCTGCTGATTGTTTCAAATACTACGATTTTGATCCTGATAACAAGATTGCAGAAGTTGAAGCAACCGGAGAAATTGACACAGATGGAATAAAGACCTGCACTAACAGGATCAAAATCTTGCGTGAAGTCAGCTGGGAAGAAGTCCTGAAGTTGGTCAATACTGGAAAAAGTTGCACAGGGCTTTGCAACAGCGGAGACTGCAACAGCGGAAATTGGAACAGCGGAGACAAGAACAGCGGAAATTGGAACAGCGGAAACCGGAACAGCGGAAATTGGAACAACGGAAACCAAAACAGTGGAGGCGGCAACAGTGGAGACTGCAACAGCGGATACCGGAACAGTGGACACTGCAACAGCGGACACTGGAACAGTGGAAACCAGAACAGCGGAAATTGGAACAACGGAAACCAAAACAGTGGAAACCGGAACAGGGGAGACAAGAACAGTGGAGACTGGAACAATACTTCATTTAGTTCTGGTTGTTTCAATACACAAGAAGCAAAAATCCTGATGTTCAACAAACTTTCTGACTGGACTTTTCGAGATTGGTTAAATTCAGATGCAAGATGGCTTCTGGAACAGATCAAGAAAGATCCAGTTGAATGGATTAACCTTTGTGACATGACGGATGAAGAAAAGAAGAATCATCCTGAAGCAGAAACAACAGGTGGTTATCTGAAGGTTCTGGATGAATCTGAAAATGCACAGCGTTGGTGGGATAACCTCAGAGAGTACGACAAAAACATTATCAAAGCGTTACCGAATTTTGACAAGGAAATCTTTGAACAGATTGTTGGGGTGAAGATATGAAACTCTATCCCCATCAAGAAAGAACACTTTACACAGTCGGGACTGCGATGTATCCGTATCCCCACTGCGGCGCAGACATGAGAGAGGGAGAACCAAAATGGAAAAGAAATTGACGTTTGAAGAAGCTGTAAGGGCAATGAAAGCATGCACAGGACAGGAACAATGCAGTGCGTGCCTGGCAAAGGAAATTGATGACTGTTACACTGCAGTATCCGCGGCTGTTCTTCCGGGCATTGAAGTTCTTACAGCTGAAAAGGAACGCGCGGACAAGCTTGCGGAACGGCTGAAATCGCTGAAGGTTGAAAACGCACTGCTGAAAGATGCAGTGAAGAAAACGTGTGCGCCGACTGCGGCGCCCGACACGGCAAAAGCTGACGACGGCAAGCCGCGCCCGACGTTAGTGCCAACCGCCTTGATCCGCGCGGTGACAGCCGTCCGCGAGTTCGGAACGGCAAAGTACAAAGACGCGGATAACTGGAAGAAGGTATCGCCGGAGCGCTACCGTGACGCGACCTATCGGCATTGGCTGAAGTACTTAGATGATCCGGACGGCAAGGACGAAGAAAGTAAACTGCCGCATCTGTGGCATATCGCGTGCAACGTTGCATTTCTGATCGCGTTGGAAGGGGGCGTGCGAAAATGAACGTATCAGAATGGCAAGCAATCCGAGAGCACGTTGATAAGTATGCAACGGACCGCGATGTAACGCAGGTGGAAGCGGCAGACGATCTAGCCCGCGCGCTGAAGCTGTACATAGCAGTGAAGGAACAGCAGGCAGCAAGGGCAAGGAGGGAAGCGGAACGGGCGACAAGCGCGTGGGCAAGGCTCGAAAAAGGTCTGTCGGCGATTATTATGAAGATGGGCCGGGTGTTGCGTGAAGCGTTCGGATGCACCGCTGAAGATGAAGCGCAGGAAGGGGATGGCACAGAAAAATGAACAGGGCACAGAAGCGCGGCTCGAAAAGAAAAAACAAACCGATGAACCGAACAAAGCAAACAGAAAGCGTGAAGTTCTTGCTGACGCGCGACAAAACGATTGAAATTGCGGTAAATGCGCACCTGCAAAGATTTCAGTGGCTTATGGTGTGCGCACTGAACGAAGAATTTCAGTTTGGCCCTGATCGCATCCAGCGCGCGCTAAAAGCAATCGAACGGCAGATCGACGAATGGAATCGCATTCGCCGCGAGAACACGTTCATCGACGCAAAGGGAAGGGAACAGTTCGACGAAGACCTGGCGAGCGAAAAGCTGCGGCTTCGCGCCGAGGAAGTCAGCGGAATGAAATTGCAGCACGTTTGCGATTTGTACATTCGTGGGGCAAGATCATAATGAAATGCTTTAAGATGTGCCCCATGTACAATTATGGGATATGCACCGTACTACATAAGTTCGACTGGCAGCTCAAGTGCTGCCCGATGACGGAGACCGCGCGGATTATTCGAAAAATAAACAAAGAAGGTGATGCTCTTGAACTGTCTCAAGGAGGCGGAGCACAAGCTGCGCGATTACAGCGCGCGGAAGAATGCGGTTATATCCACTGCGGAACAGATTGAAATGCTAGAAAAGGAAAGCACAGGCGTTCGGTCTGCGGTCACAGATGCCACACCTGTGCGCGGCGGAGGGAATCACCGCGAAGACGCGATGCTGCACAACATTGCGCTACGGGCTGAATTGCAGACCGCACACGATTGTGCGGTGGAATGGGTTCGAAACGTCGAACGCGCGTTAGCCGTACTGAACGACGAAGAACGGCTGGTACTTGATCGCTTCTTCATCCACCGCCAGAAAGGTTGCGCAGAAAGGCTGATGGAGGAATTGCATCTCGAACAAACGCAAGTGTATGCGCGTCGCGCGGCCGCGCTCCGACACTTCACCATTGCGCTGTACGGTGTAACGGAAACATAGAAAAAGTCCGGAAAAAAACCGGAAGATTTTTGGCGCTAACTGTGGTACTATGATATTGCAGTTAGTGCATGGAAAGTCCCTACCTAATCACCTCCAAACTCTCTTTGCCGTCCGGTGTCGTCCGGGCGGCAGACACGGGCAGACTTAGCAGGCGGCAGTCGCCGCGCAGGTGCAAGTCCTGCATCTGCCCATGCATTTGGATTGCTTACACCAAAACATCTCCTTTCTTTTTGTCTTGACGGCGGAACCCGTGGCTTTGTGCTACGGGTTTTGTCGTATCTGAACGGCGGAGGCGCGACGATGACCAACGATTTTTATCGCAAACAGAAATGGAAGCGGGTGCGCAAGGCTGTGCTTAGCCGGGACGGATACCAGTGCGTAGTGTGCAAGCGGTACGGCAGACGCAAGCCTGCAACCATCGTGCATCACATCAAAGAACTAGAAGATTATCCAGAACTTCGATACACTAGCAGCAATCTGATATCTGTGTGCGCAGATTGTCACAACAAACTGCACCCGGAGAAGGGCGGCGCACGGCACTGAACTTTTTTAACGTTAAAACGCATAAAAACGGCGAAAACAAGGCATTTTCAAACCGCGAAAAATAAAGTTTGAAAAACGGGCATTTTTGGCATATCCCCCCCACTTTAAGGGCGAAAAAGTTGCGGAATCGCTACTGGCGGGGGTCTATGTTTCCAACTGCGCGAATAACACAAAAAAATTCCGCACGAAACGGGGGTGAAGAGCGTGGCAACAAAGCAGTTGAAAGATTTGATTTTCGAAGAAACGAAAGATGCAATGCAGGAACTGGGAACGTATAAGTCGGAATTTGATCCGATCATCGGCATCTATTCTGAATTGCGCGAACAGTATGAAATCATAACGGAAAGATTCGAGCACAATGGCTATCGGCTTCAGACGAAGTCCGAAAAAGGCGGAATGAAGAAATCGCCGGTCATCGCCACGCTTGAAAATCTGCGGAAAGATATTCTTGCGTATAGCGATAGGTTGTGTTTGAACCCGAAAGCGCTGGAGGGCGCAAAGGTAAAGGCCGCGCCTGCGCAATCGAAACTTGACGCGGCATTGGAGGCGCTGAGCCGTGGCGGTTAAGGGGGCGCACTATAAAGAAGTTCTGCAATACGCGCAGGATATTGTTGACGGCAAAATCATAGCAAACACCGACCGCGTGCTGGCTTGCAAAAGATTTCTGAATGATCTGGGAAACAAGGATTATGAACTGAAACCGCGCCCGGCGGAGTTCTGCATCAAGATAATCGAAAGCACGTTTGTGCACGTGAAAGGGCCGGCGCGCGGGAAGCCGTTCAAGCTGGAACTGTGGCAAAAGTTTATAATTTATAATCTCGCGGGATTTTATTTGCGCGGGACCGACGAACGCCGATACAAAGAGGCGTTTATTTTTTTGCCGAGAAAGAATTCAAAAACTTTCTTTGCGTCTGCGCTTGCGTGGGCGCTGGCACTGCTGGAACGGCAGTATTACGCGGTGCTGTACATCGTTGCAACGAAGCTGGATCGCGCGCTGGAAGCATTCGATAACATTCGCGAAAACATCGAATATATGGGCGAGGACGGCAATTTCAAAATCCTGAACAACAATGCAGAACATTCAATCAGCCGGACTTTCAAAAACGGCCGCGGTGAGAAAAACGGAGCAATTCGCATTCAGGCGCTGGCATCTGACGCAAAACGCGCTGACGGCTTGAACGCGAATATTATCATCCTGGACGAAATTCACGCGTACAAAAATGCGAATGAATACTACGTTTACAAGCAAGCAATGAAAGCGTATGTAAACAAGCTGCTGATCGGCATCACAACGGCGGGTGCATCAATGAACACGTTCTGCTATCAGCAATTGCAATACTGCAAAGAAATTCTTGCCGGCACGAAAAAAGACGAACAGTATTTCATTTTCATTTGCATGGCTGATAACCCGGATGATTATACAAACGCGATTGAGCATGAAAAGGCAAATCCGAATTACGGCGTAACCATCCGGCCGTCGGACATCATGGAAGAAGCGATTCAGGCGCAGAACAATCCGGTTGCGCGTTCTGAATTTCTGAATAAGTCCCTGAACATTTACACGAATGCAATGGAGACATACTTTAACATCTTTCAAGTTCAGGCCGCGGATGAGAATTATTCGTGGACGCTGGAAGAACTGGCGGCACTGCCTATCACATGGTACGGCGGCGCGGACCTTTCAAAGGTTCACGACTTATCCGGCGTTTCTTTGCACGGCAGATACAAGGATGTTGATATCGCAATTACGCACGGCTTTATACCCGTTGCGCAGGCACAGCTGAAAGCCGACGAAGACAACATACCGTTTTTCTGGTGGGAAGAACAGGGCTGGCTGACGCTGTGCAATTCGGAAGTTATCGAATACAATGACGTTGTGCGATGGTTTCAGCAGATGCGCGACTGCGGCTTCAAAATGAAATGGTGCGGCTATGACCGGCGATACAGCCGCGAATTTGTGACGCGCATGAAGTCAGCGGGCTTCAAAGTGCGAGATCAGACACAGAGATATGTTGAAAAGACAGAAGCGTTCCGCGAGATCGAGAAGCAGATCACGCAGGGGCGTTTTTATTATGCACATAACCGCGCGTTTGAGTATTGCATCGGCAACGTGAAAGCAATCGAGGATTCTGATGATTTTGTGAAATATCAGAAAGTATCTGAAAAGCAGCGCATTGACTTGTTTGACGCTGATGTAATTGCCGTAAAGCAAATGCTGATTGACAGCGAACGTTCAAAAGCCGCGCGGCAATGGCTTGAGTGAGCAGGAGGAAAAATCACGTGAGCAAGAAGAAGAAAAAATCAAAGTGTAAAACCCGCGCGCAGCCGACAGCGGCTTCCATGGTTGCGTTTCTGAAAGATGATGCAAACGCAGGTTTTTTCTGTTCGGGCTACACAGCCCTCGCGAAAAATCCTGCAATCGTGTCGGGCGTGAATAGGATCGCCGATTTAATTAGCACGATGACAATTCATCAGATGGAAAACGGCGAAAACGGGGATGTCCGCGTACGCGACGGATTAAGCCGGAAAATTGACATTGACCCATGCCCGACCATGACACGGCGGACTTGGATGCACTGGATTGTGCGGACGATGCTGCTGGAAGGTGACGGCAATGCGGTTGTGCAGCCGCAGACGAAAGACGGGCTGCTGGACAGCCTGACGCCGATCATCCCCGCACGCGTTAGTTTTTCGGAACGCGCTGACCGGACGGGTTATCGGATTTTGATTGACGGCAAGCCGTGCGACCCGGACGAGCTTTTGCACTTTATCGCCAACCCCGATGCGGACAGACCATGGTGCGGCATCGGATACCGCGCAGAGTTGAAAGACGTGGCAGAAAATCTTCAGCAGGCGGCGAAAACCGAAAAAGGCTTTATGTCGTCTGAATGGAAGCCTTCGCTGATCGTCAAAGTCGACGCGATGACAGACGAATTTGCAAGCAGTGAAGGGCGCAAGAAGCTGTTGAAGCAATATATCGAAACGGCAGAAGCGGGCGAGCCGTGGATGATCCCGGCGGAGCAGTTTGACATTGAGCAAATCAAGCCGTTAAGTCTTAACGACCTTGCGATTGCAGATACCGTGACGCTGAACAAACGCGCGGTTGCATCGATCCTAGGCGTTCCGGCATTCGTCGTCGGCGCGGGAGAATTCAACCGCGATGAATGGAATAATTTCATTTCCACAACGATTCTTCCGATCGCGACAGGCATTCAGCAGGAACTTACAAAGAAGTTGCTGTTAAGCCCGACGCGGTATTTCCGATTTAACAGCCGTTCACTGTATGCGTATGATCTGAACGAACTTTCCGAAATCGGACAGAACATGTACGTCCGCGGCATCATGACGGGCAATGAAGTGCGCGATTTGATCGGCTTCCCGCCGCTTGACGGCTTGGACGAACGGGTAATTTTGGAAAACTACATTCCCGCCGGAATGATCGGCGACCAGAAAAAATTAAACCCGCAGGGAGGTGAGAGCAATGGATAGAACAGGAATGCAGATCAGAGTTGCGAACGCAGGTTTTCAAACGCGCGAGGAATCCGGCGATCTGTACATTGAAGGCTATTTCGCGGTGTTCGGCGATGTTTATGAAATGTGGCCGGGCGCGACGGAAAGCATTGCGCAGGGCGCGTTCACGGATCAGCTGGGCAACGATGTTCGCGCGCTGATCGATCACGAAACGCGGCTGGTGCTGGGGCGCAACAAAGCGGGAACGCTGGAACTGCGGGAAGATGCACATGGGCTGTGGGGAAAGGTGAAGGTAAACCGCGATGACGTTGACGCAATGAATCTGTACAATCGCGTGAAGCGCGGCGACGTTGACCAGTGCAGTTTCGGGTTTGACATCTTAGATGAAGAAACCGAGGTGCGCGATGACGGATCGGTACATTGGACAATTCGCAAGGTGAAACTGTACGAAGTATCGGTAGTTACTTTCCCCGCATACGCAGAAACCGCCGTGTCCGCGCGAAAACGCGACTACGAAAACATTCAGAAGCGGCGCGCAGAGGCGTGGCGCGAAACAATGAAGAAAAAGCTGGAGGGCTGAAAATTATGGCATTGAAAGTATTGATGCTGCGAAAGCGGCTGGAAAACAGCCGCGCGAATCTCGCGGCGCTGATCGAAAAAGACGCGGAGTTTGATCGCCGCGAAGCTGAACTGGAGGCGGCAATCGAGGAAGCGCAGACGGCGGAGGAGCAGACAACCGTTGAGGAATCTGTTGAAGATTTCACAGAGGACAAGAAAAACCACGAAGCGGCAAAGGGCGAGTTGCAGGATGAGATTGCGAGCATTGAGCGCGAACTTGAAGCGGCAGAGGAGCAGCAGCGCAGCGTAACACCGCCGCAGCAGGAGGAAACCGAGCACAGAGCAGAGGAGCATGAAATTATGAACACACGCAAATTTTTCGGCATGAACATGGAGGAGCGCACCGCGTTTTTCGCACGCGAGGACGTTAAGGACTTCCTTGCACGCACCCGCGAGCTGGGCGCACAGAAGCGCACCATCACCGGCGCGGAGCTGCTGATCCCGGAAATCGTTCTGGGACTGATCCGTGAGAATGTTGCTAATTACAGCAAGCTGATCGGGCACGTAAATCTTGTGCATGTGAACGGCACTGCGCGCGAAACCATCATGGGCGATATCCCGGAAGCAATTTGGACTGAGATGTGCGCGAACCTGAACGAAGTTGCGCTGACCTTCTACGGTGCAGAGGTAGACGGTTACAAGGTCGCCGCGTACATCCCGGTTTGCAACGCAATTCTGGAAGACGCAGACATCAACCTTGCCGCGACTGTAATTGATGCACTTGCGCGCGGCATCGGCGCCGCTCTGGACAAGGCGATTCTGTACGGCACCGGCGTGAAGATGCCGACCGGCATTGTTACCCGACTGGCACAGACCGCCGCACCGAGCGGCGCACCGGCGACCGCGCGTCCGTGGGAGAATCTTTCTGCGACGAACCTTGTTGCGATTGCCGGCAAAACTGATCTTGCGCTGTTCAAGGAAATCGTTACCGCATTCGGCGCGGCAAAGAACAAGTATTCTGCAACCGGCGGTAAGTTCTTCGTAATGAACGAAAAAACGCACAACAAGCTGGTTGTTGCGGCAATGTCGATCAATGCGGCTGGCGCAATCGTCACTGGCATTAACAATGTCATGCCGGTCATCGGCGGCGACATCATCGAACTGTCGTTCGTTCCGGACGATGTAATTATCGGCGGATATGGTGACTGCTACCTGCTGGCTGAACGTGCCGGCATGAATCTGGCACAGTCCGAACACGCGCGCTTCGTTGAAGACCAGACGGTGTTTAAGGCAACCGCGCGTTACGACGGCGCACCGATCATCGCGGAGGCGTTCGTTGCAATCGGTATCGGCGGCGCGAAGCCGTCCGCATCTGCGGTAACCTTCACCGCAGACACCGCGAACACCGCGTCCGGCGGCGAGGGCTGATAAATGCCGGCGGCGGCTGATGCGCTGACGCTGATTATTTTGAAACAGGATTTACAACTGTTGCACGATGAAGCGGATGAATATTTGCAAACGCTGATTCAAGCAGCACGGGCGAACATTGCGCGGGAGGGAATCGCTATCGATGATAACGATCCTTCCCACGTCGTCGCGGTTGCGCAATATGCGGCGTGGCTGTACAGAAAGCGCACGCTAGATACTGCGCCGATGCCGCGAATGTTGCGGTGGGCTTTGAACAATATCCTGTTTCAGCAGAAAGGCGGCGGCGACGAAAATGCTTGATTCTGGAAAGCTGATTATCTACGGCATTGAAAATGTCGCGGGAAACGGCGAAATGCCGCGCAGCGCGTTAGTCGAAAAATCGCGGCATTGGTACGAAAGCCGGACGGTTGGCGTTACACGATTCTACGCGGCGCAAAAGGCGAATGCGTCTGTTGATATGCTTGTCCGCGTGTGGCGCGATGGCAATGTGGAACCCGGCGACATCTGCGTATTGCAGGACGGGCAGCAGTACCGCGTGGGGCAGATTCAGCAGACATATGATGCTGACGCGCTTGCCGTTACCGACCTTGCGCTGGAACGGCTGGAGGAAAACTATGACATTGAAGCTGATGGTTGATGCGCTGACGGCACTGCACGGACGGGTGTATCACCTGACAGCCGCGAAAGATGCAAAACCGCCGTATATTGTCTGGGCGTCGGATTCAGACAGCGCGCTGTGGGCGGATAATAGCCGCACGGAAAAGAAAGAGCAGGGCACGATTGACCTGTACACAAAATCGGGCAAGGATGCGCTGATTATGGCAATCCCCGCGGCGCTGGATACGGCGGAAATATCGTTTTATTTGAACTCTGTTCAGATGGAAGACGACACCGGCTTGATTCACTATGAGTGGGTATACGAGGTGTTCAGCTGATGGCAACGGTAATGATGAAAAAAGGCGACGACTATCTTGTCAGATTGTCTCGGCTTGAAACAAACGCGACGGAAGTTGCAAAAAAGGCGCTGTATGACGGCGCGAAAGTCACCGCCGACGCAGTGAAAAGCGGAATCAATAGCATTCGCGTTGACCCGCGGAACAAAAACGGCGTTCCGGGATACGTGAAGAACGATCTGCTGGCGTCTATGGGTATCACCAGCATGGAAAACGACGGCTGGGGATGGAATGTGCATATCGGATGGGACGGCTACGGCAGTCATCCTACAAAAAAATTTCCGCGCGGACTTCCAAACGTGATGATGGCACGTGCGATTGAAAGCGGCACATCGTTCAGAAGCAAACAGCCGTTCGTGCGTCCGGCGGTGCTACGCACACGGCAAGCGGCACTAGAAGCAATGCGAAAGCGCATTGATGAAGAATGCGCAAAAATCATGAAGAAATGAAAGCAGGAGGAAAAAAGCAATGGCAAGTATTGGCTTACGGCATCCCTACTACGCGATTTACAATTATGATGAAACCAGCGGTGCAGTTACATACAGCAATGGCGGACTGCTGGGCAAGGCGGTTAGTTTTTCCGCGTCTATGGAAAACAGCGACGCAAACAATTTGTATGCGGATGATGGCATTGCGGAATCTGATAATTCATTCGGCGGCGGCACGCTGACGATTTCCACGGACGATCTGGAACAGAAAGCATCGGCGGCGATTCTGGGTATCACACCCAGCACGATCACTGTTGGCGAAACGGAAGTTTCCGAACTGGTTTACGATGAAAACATGAATCCGCCGTACATGGGCTTTGGCGTTATCATTCCGAGAAAGAAGAACGGTGTGGTAAGCTATCGCGCAGTAGTGCTGCTGCGTATTCAGTTCTCAGTGCCAGAAGAATCCGCGGAGACTAAGGGCGAGAGCATCGAATGGAAAACGCCTGAACTGTCGGCGACGATCCTGCGTAGCGAAGCGGAGAACAGCCCGTGGAAACGCGAGGCTACACTGACATCCCTCGCGCAGGCGAAAGCGTACATCAAGCAGATTCTGAACATCACGGAAGGCAGCGGTTCGTGATGCGGCGACTTGAAGAATATGAAATCGGCGGGCGCACACTGTATTTGAACTTTTCCGTATCCGCCGCGTGCGGGCTTGCGGAACGTTTCGGCAGTTTGGCTAAAGCAATGGAAACGCTCGGGGCAAAGCTGCAAAGCGGCGAGAATGAAACCGAAGGTTTCCAGAGCCTTGCGCAGATAATTGCGGAAATGGCCGTACAGGGTAAAAGATACCGCGACCTGATGGGCGAAAAAACGGACAAGCCGTGGTCGGCGGAAGAGCTGATGGTACTGCTTCCGTATGACCCCGCCGAACTGACGAATCTTGTAAACAAATTGCAGGAAGCGATGGAGAACGGGCAGAAACCGACCGTTGCAGTGGCAGAAGAAAAAAACGCAGAAACCATGCCGGAGGGAGCCGGTTAACCCGCGCATGGTTTCTGTATTGGGGCGGTCAGCTCGGGATGGAGCGCCGCCTCCTTCTTTGCACACCGGTCGGCGAATTGTTCGATTTAATCGCGTGCTGGCAGATTGCGCGGGGCGCGAAAGAAGAAGTGATTTACGAAGATGACGCGGATGCGTTCGACGCAATGATACCCGCGGAAATGGGGTGAACGCATGGCATATGATATCGGCCCCCGGATCGGCATCGAGGGCGAAGCACAATTCAAAAGCGCACTTTCCGCAATTACTGCGCAGACGCGGGCTTTAAACGCGGAAATGAAAAACGTGCAGGCATCGTTCACCGCGGCGGATACGGCGGAAAGCAAACTAACGAAGCGCACGGAAGTGCTAAAGCGGCAGGTGACGGCGGCAGGGAAACAGGTTGATCTGCTGCGCAAACAGTACAGCAAACAGCGCGCGGAACTGGAACAGCTGGGGAAAGCCGTTGACGATGCTTCGAAGGAATACGGTGAAAATTCCGAGCAGGCTGACAAGGCGCGGAACGCGTACAACCGGCAGGCGGCACAACTGAATCGCACCGCGACGCAGTTGCACAATGCAGAAGCGAATCTGCACACGCTGAATGCTGAACTTGAAAAAAATACAAGCAAGTGGGCTTTGCTGGGCGCGAAGTGTGAAGAAATCGGCACAAAAATGCAGGCGGTCGGCGGCAAGGTGAAGGACGCCGGAAGGACTTTATCGACATACGTCACCGCGCCGATCCTGGGCGTCGGGGCGGCTGCGGCGAAAACCGCGACGGATTTTGAAAGTGGAATGCTGCAAGTTGCGGCGACAATGGGCATGACCGCGGACGAAATCGGCAAGAACGGCAGCAAAACACAGCAAGAATATCAGAAGTTGTCCGACGCCGCGCGAAAAATGGGCGCAGAAACACAGTTCAGCGCCACAGATGCTGCGGACGCGCTGAATTACCTTGCACTGGCCGGATATGATTCAGATAAAGCAATCAGCACATTGCCGACGGTGCTGAACCTTGCGGCGGCGGGCAATATGGACCTTGCTGCGGCATCCGACATGGTTACGGACGCAATGTCCGCGCTTGGAATGGAATCCAGTCAGGCGGGCGAATTTGTTGATAAAATGGCCGTCACCGCGCAGAAATCAAATACTTCTGTTGCGCAGCTGGGCGAAGCAATTCTGACTGTCGGCGGCACGGCGAAAAACCTTGCGGGCGGCACAACCGAACTGAATACCGCGCTGGGCATCCTTGCTGACAACGGCATCAAGGGCGCAGAAGGCGGCACGGCACTGCGAAATATCATTCTGTCCCTGTCCGCGCCGACCGACAAAGCGGCAAAACAAATGCAGGCGTTAGGATTGCAGGTTTACGACGCGGAAGGTAAGATGCGGCCGCTTAACGAAATCTTTAATGATCTGAACGGCACGCTCGCAGGTATGACACAGGGCGAACAAACGAAAGTTTTAGACACGCTGTTCAATAAAGTTGATCTGAAATCTGCGAATGCCCTGCTTGCGAACAGCGGTGCACGATTCGATGAATTAAGCGGATATATCAGCAAAAGTGACGGCGCGGCGGCTGCGATGGCGAAGACGCTGAACAGCGGATTGAAGGGGCAGTTGACCACACTGAAATCACAGTTGCAGGAAGCCGGAATTGCGCTTGGCGAAGCATTGTTACCCGCCGCGAAATCTGCGGTCGGCGTTCTGCAAAATCTCGCGGATGGCTTCAACAAATTGTCCCCGGCGGCGAAGGCCGCTGCCGCAACGGCCGGCGCAATCGCCGCGGCAATCGGTCCGCTGATGTTTGTGGTTGGCACGCTGATCGAAAAGGGCGGCGTGGTTGTTCAGGCGCTGCCGAAACTGGCGCCGGTCGCGGCGAAACTCGGCGCGGCAATCAGCGGATTGTCTGCGCCGGTGCTGGCAGTCGCGGCCGTAATCGCGGTTCTTGCTGCGGCGTTCACGCACTTGTGGAAAACCAACGACGGTTTCCGCGACGCAATTATTTCAACGTGGAATGAAATCCAAACTGCGGTTTCCGAATTCGTAACGGGCATAAGTGATCGACTATCAGAACTGGGTATCAGCTTTTCGGATATCACAAACGCGCTGGGAACGATTTGGAACGGCTTCTGCGAAGTGCTTGCACCGGTTTTCACCGCCGCGTTCGATATTGTCGCGGCGACGCTGCAAACTGTGCTGGGCGTGCTGACTGGCTTGCTTGATGTTTTCGTCGGCGTGTTCTCTGGCGATTGGTCGCAGGCTTGGCAAGGTGTTCAGGAAGTGTTCGTCGGAATCTGGGCTGGAATTTCCGGCACGCTGTCTGCGGTGCTAGGCGCGATTCAGGGTATGGCATCGGTGTTCTTCAACTGGCTAAGCGCCGGTTGGGAATCGCTGCGAACGAAAATAGCCACAACGGTAAACGCGATTAAAGTTGTAGTTACAACAACGTTTACTGCGATTAAAACAGCGGCTTCAACGATCTGGAACGGCATCAAAACCGCGATATCGACGGTGGTTGACGGCGTAAAAGCAAAGGTAACAACCGCGTTCAACAGTGTACGAAGCACCGTTAGCAATGTTTTCAACAGCATCAAGTCAACGGCTTCAACCGTTTGGAACAGCATCAAAACGGCTATCACCACGCCGATCAACAACGCAAAGGATGCAGTGAAAAGGGCGATTGATAAGATGAAATCGTTCTTTCACTTTTCATGGTCGCTGCCGCGGCTGAAACTGCCGCACTTCTCGGTAAGTGGTTCCTTCTCGATCAATCCGCCATCGGTGCCGCACTTTGGCATCAGCTGGTATAAGAACGGCGGCGTGCTGACGCAGCCGACTATATTTGGCGCAGCTGGGAACACATTGCTTGCAGGCGGCGAAGCAGGCGCGGAGGCGGTACTTCCGCTTTCAACGTTGTGGGAAGAAATGGAACGGCGCATGATGCGCACAATGCGAAATCTTTCATCGTACAACGATGCGTCTGCGGGGTCGGTTGATGTTGCCGGCATTGTAACGGCGACGCTGAACGGGCTGTTTGATCGGCTGAATGATCGAGATGTAACGCTTCAGCTGGTTGACGGTGCAGGGCGTGTTATCGCGCGGGCTATCGCACCGGAGATGGACGCACAGCTTGCGCGCTTGGGCGCGCTAAAGGTAAGGGGTGTGTAAACAATGATCGGAAATTATAAGATTAACGGAACGCACATCCGCGAGCTGGGATTCAACACGCTTGTTGATAGCATCATCAAATCGCCAGCGCCGCATATCAGGCAGGTGGAAATCCCCGGCAGTTCAGAAGTATTTGACACGACGGAATACGGCGGCTACATCACATACGGTCGTGGCGAAATTATCACAACGATTGGCGGCAAGTTTCCCAAAGCCGCATGGCCGACAAAGCAAAGCGAAATTGCGCGGCTGGTGAATGGCAGGCTGTGCAAATTGGTATTTGATCGTGACCCGGGCTATTACTACTTAGCCCGGGCTGCGAGTGTTGAAACATCTCTGACTATCAGCCGCGTGGGGAGCATCAAAATCACGTGGACCGCTGACCCGTATAAATACGAATTGGACGACGGCAGTCAGCAGCAGGAATGGGACCCGGTAAATTTGTATGACGGCGTTTTCCGCGAATATCCAGAAACGGAAATTAACGGATCACAGATTTTTGAAATCGCGGGGCGGGACAAGCCGGTATCGCTTGCGGTGGAAATCATAGATGATGGATCGGATATGTGGCCGTTCAGCTTGGGGAATATCTGGATATCGCATTCAGATGACGGCGCAACATGGGAAGACCGCGTGAATATCGGCCCGCCGACAGTTGACCCGGACGACGATGAAGCGGCAGCGGTATATGATCCGTACGTGGTTGTGCCGGAATGCACATTCGCAACGGGGACGCACTATGTAAAGATCGAATGCAAAAAGTGCACAGTGCAGCTGCATTATAGAGGAGGTGTTCTGTATTAGCATCGAAATCACAGCGGCAAACGTGTGGAATGTATACAAAATCGAATTGCTAGATTTGCGAGGAACGCGAACGGGCATACTGCACTATCCGCATACGAATAATCAGTTGATAAACCCTGTGCTTTCGCGCGGGATCAACCGCGCGGGCAGCTTGACTTTTGATATATCTGCCGCGCACCCGCTGTACAACTATGTATACAGATTACAATGCTATCTGCGCGTGTGGAGCGACGCGGAACTGGTGTTTGAATGCCGACCGATTTCGATAATCGAAGAAGATGATATGAAATCGGTAACGTGTGAAGGCGCGTTAGCATATCTTCAGGATTCAGTGCAGTGGCGGAAAACGTATCACAATACAACGCCGGCCGCCTACCTGCAAGATAAAATAAACTGGCACAATGCGCGTGTGGATGATCCGATGAGGCAATTCGACTTTGTAAATTGCACGGTTACGAACAGCACTGACAATGTGTACCGCGTGGATAATGATCTGCCGACTACGCTTGAAAACATTCAGAAAAAGCTGGTTGACCGGCTCGGCGGCTATCTTGATGTTGCATACAACGTAAAGCGGGTTGCGGATCAAGACGGCAATATTGTTAGCGAAACAATCACGCGCGGCATCACATATACGCCAGAACTGCCAGAACTGACGGGGCAAACTATCCGCGCGGGTGTGAATCTGTTATCGTGCGCGGCAGAAACGGCATCGGAAGACTTCTACACAGTGCTGATCCCGCTCGGCGCGACGCTGGAAGGCAGCGAAAAACCGCTTGACATTTCAAGCGTGAACGACGGACACACATACGTTGAATGCGCGGAAGCGGTAAAGAAATACGGGCGAATTTGGGCTACAAAAACGTGGGAAGATGTTACAGTCGCGGCAAACTTGAAAAAGTACGCGCAGGCTGATGTAAACAGTATGTTTGCCACGCCTGCCGAATCAATCGAAATTGCCGCGGCGGATTTAACATATACGAACAGCAAGGCGGTTGAGCCGTTGCGGTACGGGCGCAAAATTTACATTGATGCCAGCCGCGATCATGTACAAGGCTGGTTCGATTGCACGGATGAAGAAATACACATCAGCGATCCCGCTGCGAACAAGTACACACTTGGTGGCAGACGCGGGACTATCAGCGTGGCAGCAACGCGGAGGAGTGTGAAATATTATGATTGATTTATCAGCAGAAATTCAGGCAATATCGTCTGCGGTATACGCGAAAGAAGTGCGCGCGGCAATCGTATCCGCAGTGAAAAAAACTGCTGAAGCCGCACCGGGCGAGCTGAAAACCGAGGTCGCGGACCTCCGCACCGGAGAGGACGGAACGGTGTACGAGTCGGCGGGCGGGGCGGTTCGCGCCCAGATTGCAGCCATCACCGGGCGGATTGCCCGGGGGAACGCCAGCAGCACGAACCTTTTCCAGACAGAGCAGTTACAGGATGGATATTATGTCAGCTATTCAAGCGGCCGGCTGATTGAAAATCCTGCGATGACGTACACAGATTTTATTGACATCGCATCTAGCAAACAGCTATATGCGACAAACGCATATTATCAAGCAGCGTTCTTCGACGTGAATCAAAATTACATTTCCGGCGTCACGAAAAACAACGAAACGATGCAGAAGGCTGTCGACAAAGCCGGCGCGTATGACGTAATTACAGTCCCGCCCGGCGCGGTGTACTGCCGCTGGTCTACGCGCAAGTCAATGAAGAACAGCTACATTCTGTCTACTGTGCAGTACGTGAATTACGCGAAGGGTTACGAGATTGTGCCGCACCGAATCGCGGAAAACAACATCGTCCGAAACATGTCTAAATGCGTGTATGACATCGACTTCTCCAAGCTGGATTCGTTCTCCCAGTCGGAATACACTGACAACGGCGCACTGGAAAACGGCGCTTATGTCCTGGCGCGCAAGTCCATACAGCCGTACAAATATAGCACAATGGATAAAAGCAAGATCAGCGCAATTTTCGCGGCTGAGACAGGCTCTGTTATCCACTTCGGTTACTTTTCAAACACAACGCCGATCGGAGACACGACAACAGATTCGCAGCTTGTTTGCGTAATCGACACAGATGCCAAAACGCTAAATGTGCGGAAATGGAACTGGGACGGCGACCTTGGCGCGTCGATTGGCAGCGCATCGTTTACTTTTGATTTAAGTTCCGGAAACTACTGTATTTCAGTCGAAAAGGACACAGTTTATCATGTAATTGTTAAGTTGTTTAATGCTGATTGTCCGGACGAAATTGTGACAGTTGAAAAAAATGTCAACATTCCGGAATCGCAGGAAATCGTAAATACCTATATGCGTTGCTGGGGTTGCGGACGCTTCGAGGCGGCGGTTGGCACCGTGCGTCTGAAACGGTTCTCAATGTACGCAACCGGAAACACGCGTGCAAAAATTTACGCGGTTGGAGACAGTTATGTCGAGCACGCCGGACGCAATCCACTGTGCGGATATGCACAAAGGCTATATGCGGCAACAAACGGAGATGTGTTCTTGTCCGGCAGAGGCGGTGCAACGCTGGACAATGTGAGAAAGCGGCTGTTGACAGAGTTGTGCGTTGTATATCCGCAATATTGCATTTTGCAAGTTGGCATGAATGATTCTGTTGCTTCTGGAACAACAGCAGCGACGTTCCGCGAGAAACTGTTAGGACTGATCGAAATGGTAGAGCGAGAGAATATTATTCCCGTGTTGTGCACCATCCCGCGCCGGTTGGATCATGATAATCTCGCATTCATCAATGCGGTCAATCCGTGGATTCGCGGGCTTGGCTATCGCGTGATTGACGGGGCGGCAGCGCTGTCCACCGGCGACGGCATCACGCAGGACGCGGCAAAATATCAGAGCGACAAAATTCACCCGACCATTCGGGGCGGAGATGCGATTTTCCGCTGGATCGAAGCCAATTTGCCCGAGCTTCTGGCATAAACCGAGGAGGAACCGCATGGAAATATCAAACATGAAAGTCCTGCTGTGCACGATGCTTGGATGCGCGGGCAGTCTGATCGCGCAGGCGTTCGGCGGATGGAATAGCGGCATTGTTACACTGCTTGCGTTCATGGCAGTTGACTACATCAGCGGATTGATCGTTGCGGCGGTGTTTCACGCCAGCGAAAAAACGGAATCCGGCGGACTGGAAAGCCGCGCGGGATGGAAGGGCTTGTGCCGCAAGGGCATGACGCTGTGCATCGTACTGATTGCGCACAGATTAGATATCGCGCTAGGCACATCAGTTGTGCGTGACGCTGTCATCATCGCATACATCTGCAATGAGGCGATCAGCATTACGGAAAACGCGGGGCTGATGGGCGTGCCGATTCCAGAACGGCTCGCCGCCGCGATTGACGCGCTGCAAGGGAAAGGTAAGTAATCATGTACAATGTCGATTTACAAACAAATTATCGGAATGTGTCGTACAACTGGAAGGGCGGCAGCGGGAAGACGATTTACACGTCCGGCTGCTGCCCTTCGTCCGTGCGGAACATTCTTGTGAATCTGTGCGGCACGAAAACTAGCATTACCGCTATGTGCGCGTTAGCGCGGGAGTGCGGTGCGCGCGTCAACGGCGGCACGGTGGCAGTTACGCTACTGGCTGCGGCGCAGAAGCGGTACGGCGGGTTTACGTACAGCTATACAATCAGCGATAGAAAAGCGCGGGAACACGTTGCGGCGGGCGGCATGGCACTGTGCCACACAACTGGCGCGAACAAGGTTTTTTCTACTGCGGGGCATTTCGTCGCGATGGTTGCGGCGAATCAGAGCACCGTTACAATCATTGATCCGTACTTCACGCAAAAAAAATGGCGGCTGTATTCCCGCCCGGACAAGGTAACGCCGACGGCGCAGAAAGGCGTTGTGAAGGTCAGCCGCGCGACAAGTGATAATTCGTTCGATTATTACTATTTGATATCAAAAAACAAGCCGCACAGCGACGGCAGAAAGGCGGAAGACGATATGACGGAAAAGGAAGTTCGAAAGCTGATTGACAAGATCGCGGAGGAAAAGGCGCAGCAGGCGGTATCTGCGTGGGCAAAGCAGGCATGGGACGCGGCGACAGACGCAGGCATTGTTGACGGCACCCGCCCGCACAGCGCGCTGACACGGCAGGAAGCCGCACAGATTTTGAAAAATTGCGGGCTGATCGGCACCGGGCGCACCGGCGCGTTCCGCGAATCGCACAAGAATGAAGGTGAATAATTTGAAAGATGTAACAGTTAGCGCGTCACGAAGCAACAGATTTGTTAAAATTGTGCTTGGAAGATGCGGCGAGAACAGCGCACAGCGTGTGATCTTTGACTGCGCAGAATTTGCATCCGAATACGGTGCAGGCAAAGCTGTACTTTATGTTGTGCCGCCGCGCGGAGCGATGAAGTACGAACCGGAAAACACTGAATTTTCTGACAACAAACTGACGTGGACGGTTTCAGCGGCGGACGTTGCGGCAGCCGGGAATGGCGCGTGCGAACTTTCTTGGTGCGTCGACGATGTAATCGCAAAAACGAATATTTATTTAACACGCATCGAAAAAAGTTTAGATTCAGAAGAACAGGGTACGCCGCCTGACGTCTACGAAGATTTTATCAAACGCATCATTGCCGCGTGCGCGTCGGTGAAGTCCGTCAACGGCAAGGACGGCGAAGTCATTCTGACGGCGCAGGATGTCGGAGCATTACCGGACGACACGGTGATTCCTGACGAGCAAGATTACACAGAGCTTGAAAGCCGTGTAGCCGCACTGGAAAATATGCCGCACACGTCCGCGGTTGAATCCGTCAACAGCAAAACAGGCGCGGTCGTCCTGACGGCACAGGACGTGGGTGCTTTACCGGACGACACGCCAATCCCGGACGAGTATGACGACACCGCGCTCTCGGCGCGGGTAACGGCGTTGGAAAACAAGCCGTATCCGGTCACGTCGGTGAACAACAAAACAGGCGCAGTCGCGTTGACGGCGGAAGATGTGGGTGCACTGCCGAGCAGCACTATCATCCCCGCCGCCTACGATGACACAGCCCTTGCCGCGCGGGTGACGGCGTTAGAAAACAAGCCGTGCGCGGTTACTTCCGTGAACAACAAGACAGGTGCGGTTGCATTGACCGCCGCGGATGTCGGTGCGTTACCTTCCGACACGCAAATCCCCGCCGCGTATGATGATACCGCGATTTCTGCGCGGGTGACGGCATTAGAAGATAAAGCCGAACGCTTTGTTGTACATTGTACTGCCTCTTCTATTCCAGCTTTTGGAGGAACATTTGATATTGCTACTGATAAATCGTTCAATGATATATTATCTGCATACAACAGTAATAGAGAGGTATGCGCTACTTTGACGTCATCCGCAATGCAAGGTGTTGCATTCCTTACAGGCATTGCTCCGGATGCTGCTATATTTTACACTCTTATTACTTATGGTTCGCAAAATGGTTCGCAAAGCAATCTTATGTACTTACTCGTTTGTATTAGTAACGATGGACCGTTTGGCGTATTGATGCCTGCAGCATATGATGATACTGATCTTTCTAATCGCGTTTCCGCGCTGGAAACCGCGCTGACAGGACTAGACGAGGTGATCGGATGAGTACATATGTTGAGCGTATTCAAGCGCAGATTGATAAAGCGAATACTGCAACGGGAAAAGATGATTCCACACTGGTACAAGCCGTTCAATCGCTCGTCGACGGCTACGGCGCAGGCGGCGGCGATTCCGGGGCGGAAGATATGCTGAAAGGCTTGATCGAACGTTCCGCAACGGAAATCACGATTCCGGACAGTGTGACGAGCATCGGGGATAATGCGTTTTATAAATGTTCAAAATTAGCTAATATTACGATCCCAGACAGCGTGAAAACCATCGGAGTCTCCGCGTTTCAAAACTGTTCACAACTTGCCAGCGTCACAATCCCGAACGGCGTGACGAGCATAGCGAATAGTGCGTTTTCCAACTGCGGCAGTCTGACCAGCATCACGATTCCGAACAACGTGACGAGCATAGCGAATAATGTGTTTTCCAACTGCGGCAGTCTGACCAGCATCACGATTCCGAACGGCGTGACGAGCATCGGGGGTAGTGCGTTTCGAGACTGCGGCAGTCTGACCAGCATCACGATTCCGAACAACGTGACGAGCATCAAATCAAACGCCTTCCAAGGCATCAACAAAAACGCCGTTATCACTTGCAAATTCGCAGAAGGCGCGGTGTCAGGTGCGCCGTGGGGTGCGCCGAGTTCGGTGAAGATTGTTTATGATCCATAACTGATTTTTAATGAGAAAAGCGGACGGGCTATGCGCTCGTCCGCTTTTTT